TTTACCATTAGTTCCTACAAAAGTTGGAAAAGAAAGAAGACAAGAACTTCTAGATGAAATAACTGAACACGGTACTTTTTTACCTAAAGGTGTTTTACATGCCGATTTAGATAAAGGAATGTTAGATTTTGTTAAAGAAGGGTTGAAGTTGGATATAGACGGTAAAACGATTCCTACAGTAGACAAAATTATAACAACCCAAAACTGGTCCCAATTTACCGAAACATGGAAGTTTCAAGATTTAGATAAAAACGTCTCATTACCTTTTGTTATCACTGTTAGACAACCTGAAGTTGTTTATGGTAAATTTCAAGGAGGAGGAGCTAATATTCCTGAAAGACTTAGATTTTTTTATTATTCAGTACCTACATGGGACGGCCAGAGAAAAGGTGCTGACGTTTATAAAATACCACAACCAGTTCCTGTAGATGTGACATACAGTATAAAGATTTTTTGTAATAGAATGCGTGAAGTGAATGAGTTCAATAAAATTATGATGCAAAAATTCACTTCAAAACAATCATATGTTCAAATAAAAGGACATTATATGCCGATAAAGTTGGAGTCTGTTACTGACGAATCAGTTAAGGAAGTTGAAAAAAGAAAATATTATATTCAAACATACAAACTAATACTAATGGGTTTTTTATTAGATGAAGAAGAATTCCAAGTTTCTCCCGCAATCACAAGACAAGTAACCCTTTTTGAAATAGATGAACTTAAAAAATCAAGAAGAGTTAAAATAGAACCTCCAAGACCTGATAACTTTGATTTAGATTTTTTATTCATTTCAGGTAATACACAATTAAATGAGGTTTTTAGGTATGATGCAGATATAGTAATCGATAGTGTAACTAATGCAATAAATTGTTATAATGTAGAATATACATCAACGACAAGTAATACTTTAAATTACGTTAATTGTTCAGGTATTACCATTAGTGGAGTGACAACACCAGGTAGTCAAGGATCTATTTGTGTTAAAAGTTCTACGTCACCTTATTTTACAATATCTTCAGGAGGAACCTTAAATTCAACTACTAGTTGTTCTTCTTCTTATTCTGTTTTTATTAATAACAATTACTTGGGTGACAATTTATCTAAAATTCAAATAAGTAATGGCGATACTTTAAAGATTATAGTTTATAAAGACAACCCTAATGAGGAATCAATTATAAAAGCAACTGCATTTTTGGTTTAATTACTCCCCGTATATGTCTTTTTCTTTTGTACATGTTTTTATTATTAGGTTCTCTAAAAACTTATACAATTTCAAACCATTCTCATCACAGTATTTTTTGAGTATGTCGTGAACTTCGGGAGATATTTTTATGTTCTTGATTTTTTTCATAATAAATAAATATTTTTATAGTATGAAAAAAGGTAGAATAAATTCTACCCTTAGGACAAATATTATTTTTAACTTATGAATTTTGCAAAAAATTAGTGTATTTATATTAAAAATAAACATTAATTATAATACAAAAATTTATGGCTTCTACTAATAAAGTTTTCGTTTCTCCAGGTGTCTATACATCAGAAAGAGACTTGACATTTGTTGCACAGAGTGTAGGTGTAACTACATTGGGGATTGTTGGTGAAACACTTCAAGGACCTGCCTTTGAACCAATTTTTATAACAAACTTTGACGAGTACCAAGTTTACTTTGGTGGTACTAGTCCTGAAAAGTTTGTGAATACACAGATTCCAAAATATGAAACGTCATATATTGCTAAAGCATATTTACAACAATCTAATCAGTTGTTTGTAACAAGAGTTTTAGGTTTATCAGGTTACGATGCTGGTCCATCTTGGTCTATTACTACAATCGCAAATCCTAATCCTTCAACTATTGGTATGACAGGTACTACATCAGCAACCATTTTATTTAGTGGTTCATCTGGTTCAAGTAGTAACGTTACTATTTTATCAACAACAAATTCACAACTTACTTCAGATTTAAATATACCATATACTGAATTTGACGGAGGTTCTTCAACAGTCGCACAACAATTACAAAGTTACATTGTAAATATTGCAAATTCTTACTACCAAGGTTTAGCATCCTCAGCTTCTACATCAATTTTCTTTGGTTCTGTTAGTGGGGGAACATTAACTCAAACTACAGGTTCACCATATAACACAAGTGCTTATACTGAAGTTTTTGGTGTTGATAATGTTAATTTCAGTTTATCAAGTGCTAGTGCAGCGAATAACGATCCGTGGTATTACGCATTATTTGACTATTCTAAAGTAGCTAGTATAGGATCATACTTTGGTTATGGTTTTGGTTCATCGTTATCTAGTTTCTCAGCAACTTCAGCATCGACATTCTCAGGTTCTTTGGCTGTATTTATTACGAATTATTCAGGTACACCTGATAGTACATATGATGATTTAGTTGTTGCAACATTAAGATCTAGAGGTATCTCAACTTATGGTTCAGACGACGGACCTGTTTATGAAGTAAGTGGTACATCAGACGCACAAATGGTATGTACAGGACAGTATTCTGGCATTTCACAAGACCCATTCTCTACATTTGTAATATCAGGTATCACTAAAGATAATGATACGTTTAGTTTCGAAACATCTTTATTAAGTACCGACAGTAATTATTTATCTAAAGTATTTGGAAGGTCTAATTTTGGTAAGGACAGAAATCAGGTTCCTTTATTTGTTGAAGAGACGTATACTAGTCTTTTAACAACAGGTTATAGATTAGGAAAAGTTAGAGGGTTATACTGTGGTTTTACTGCTTTACCTGGTGCTAGATCTAACGATTTAGATAGTATTGGTTTCTATTTAGAACAATATCAAACACCGGCAACTCCATATGTTGTGTCAGAACTTAGAGGTAATAGAGTTTACAAATTATTTAAGTTCAAGCTAATTTCAGATGGTAACGCAGCAAACAGATTAGTTAAAATTTCAATAGGAAATATTTCATTTAATAACGGTACATTTGATATCTTTGTTAGAGATTTCTATGATAATGACCAAAACGTTAGAGTAATTGAAAGTTTTACGAACTGTTCAATGGATCCTAATCAAAATAATTTCGTAGCTAACAAAGTTGGTACGTCTAATGGTGAATACAAACTTAACTCAAAATACATTATGTTGGAGTTGAGTGACGAGTTTCCTACAGACGCACTTCCTTGTGGTTTTGAAGGGTATATTTCGAGAGAATACGAAGCTGCAACACCACCATTTGTTGTTTACAAAACTAAATACTACCAACCTGGTGAAGTTATTTATAACCAACCTTTTGGTTCGGCTTCAGGTGCTGACGATCCTGTTATTTCAAATGGTGAAAATCCAAGAAGGGCGTATTTAGGTATTTCTAATATTTCAGGAATTGATTATGACTTCTTTGAGTATAAAGGAAAAGTTCTTCCATCAAACATCGCAACCGACACTACAGGTGCAGAATGGGGTTACTTAACTAAAGGTTTCCACATGGATAGTGGGGCAACTATAGTAACAATACCTGCGGGATACGCAACATCAGGACAATCAGCTTACGAAGTTGGGGTTTCTTCTTTCAACTCAGAACCTGAAGATACTGATAACGCATATTATAAACTTAACACTCGTAAATTTACTTTACTAGCGTACGGCGGATTTGATGGTTGGGATATCTATAGAGAATATAGAACTAATGGGGATAGGTTCCAATTAGGTCAATCAGGTTACAAGAAAGGAGCTGCCGCTTCGGCAACATATCCAACAGCAACAGGATGGGGAGCTTTCAAACAAATTAGTGGACCAAACCAAGAAGTTTGGGCTAACACTGACTATTACGCATACCTTTGGGGTCAGCAAACATTCGCAAATCCTGAGTCTGTTAATATTAACGTATTTACAACACCTGGTATTGATTATGTGAATAATAGTAATTTAGTTGAATCTGCAATCGATATGGTTGAAACAGATAGAGCAGATTCTATTTACATTTGTACAACACCTGACTTTAACTTGTTCTTACCATCTTACAATGATGTAACTGAAGGACTTATTTACCCACAAGAAGTTGTTGATAACTTAGAAAATACTGGAATTGATTCTAACTACACCGCAACTTATTACCCTTGGTTGTTAACTAGAGACACTGTAAATAATACACAAATTTATTTACCGCCAACTGCTGAGGTAACTAAAAACTTAGCTTTAACCGATAACATTGCTTTTCCGTGGTTTGCATCCGCAGGTTACACAAGAGGTTTAGTAAATTCAGTTAAAGCAAGACGTAAGTTAACTCAAGATGATAGAGACACTCTTTACAAAGGTAGAATTAATCCAATCGCCACTTTCTCTGACGTTGGTACTGTTATTTGGGGTAACAAAACACTTCAAGTTAGAGAATCGGCACTTGATAGAATCAACGTAAGAAGATTGTTACTACAAGCAAGAAAATTAATTTCAGCAGTAGCAGTAAGATTACTATTCGAACAAAACGACGATAAAGTTAGACAAGACTTCTTAGATTCAGTTAACCCAATATTAGACTCAATTAGAAGAGATAGAGGTTTGATTGACTTTAGAGTTACCGTTTCTAACACACCTGAGGATTTAGATTCTAATACATTAACAGGTAAAATTTTCTTAAAACCTACAAGAGCATTAGAATATATCGATATTGAGTTTGTTATTACACCGACAGGTGCATCTTTTGATGACGTTTAATAAATTTTAAAAACAATGGGGAGTAGAAATATTCCCCATTATTATATTTATTTAAAAAAGAAATTATGAAACTATCAAAAAAAATTATTAAAGAAAGTTTAAACGTAAAAGATAATTCTAAAAAAACTTTTTCAGGTAAAAAACAAAATATTATTTTAACTGAAGAACAATTGGAAATTTTATTAAAAAGAATCAGTAAATAATGGATATTAAAAAACACGTTTATAGACAAGTTTTTAAAAGAAAACTAAAAGAAGGTATTACAGATGAAGGTAGACCTGATCTAAAATATTATGCTTTTGATTGGGATGACAATGTATGTTTTATGCCAACTAAAATAATTCTTTTAAATGATAAAGATGACGAAGTAGGTATGTCAACAGAAGACTTTGCTGAACATAGACATCAAATTGGTGTTGAACCATTTAATTATAAAGGAACAAGGATTGTAGATTTTGCAAAAAACCCTTTTAGAAACTTTAACGTGGAAGGTGATAAAAAATTTATAATTGATTCTATGGTTGCTTCTCCCGGACCATCTTGGAATGATTTTGTGGAATGTATAAATGGAGGTTCTATTTTTGCAATCATTACAGCAAGAGGTCATAATCCCGAAGCTTTAAAAGAGGCTGTTCTTAATTTTATATTATCTAATCATAATGGGATAAACAGTAAGTTAGTTGTTGAAAATTTAAAAAAATATAGAGAGCTAGAATCTGAGGAACTAAGTGAGAACGTAAAAGATTTAAAATTCAACGATAAAGAAATTATTGATGAATATTTGTCTTTATGTAAATTTCATCCGGTCTCTTTTGGTTCAGGAAGTGCGACAAATCCTGAACAAGGAAAAATTGATGCAATGAGAAAATTTATAGCATATTGTCAAGTAATGGCGGAAGAAGTAAGTAGACTAACAGGAACATCACAAAAGGCTGTTTTTAAAAATGACGTACTAGATAATGAATCTTTTATGGAGGCTATGAGTACTTCGTGGAAAGAAAAAGACGACGTAACAATAAAAGGTAGAAAAGTTAGACCAAAAATTGGATTTTCAGATGACGACCCAAGAAATGTGGAGAAGATGAAAGAATTTTTATCTCAAGAATATCCAGAAGAAAATCCAGTTAATGTATATTTAACTAAAGGAGGAGAAAAGATAAGATATAATAGATAAATTTTATAATAGAAATATTTTAAAAAAAAAATAAAAGTAAATAGAAAAAAAAATTAAGACTATTTATAATAAAAAATAAAACTGAAAAATAGATAAGAACCATGGCAGATTTATTAATGAGAATGCCCTTTCAGTATGAACCTAAAAGAAAAAATAGGTTCATATTAACATTCCCTTCTTCATTGGGAATTAATTCTTGGTATGTTGAAAGTGCTAGTAGACCAACAATTGACATAACCAAAAAAGAAATTAAATTTTTGAACACAGAGACATATGTTTCTGGTTCATTCAAATGGGGTGAAATTACGGTTAAAATGAGAGACCCTATCGGACCTTCAGCCGCTCAAGCGGTTATGGAGTGGGTGAGACTACATGCTGAATCAGTAACAGGACGTATGGGTTATGCTGCTGGGTACAAAAAAGACGTTGATTTAGAAATGTTAGACCCAACAGGTGTAGCTGTTGAAAAATGGATACTGCAAGGTTGTTTAATAACTAAAGCCGCTTTTGGTGAAGTAGGTTATAGTGGTGATGATTTAGCAATGGTAGACATTACACTACAACCTGATAGATGTATTTTAGTTTACTAATAAATTGAATTAAATATATTAATTAAAACCTACCTTAATGGTGGGTTTTTTTATTTACAAAAAGATTTTGTAAGATATTTTTATAATAAAAAATTATGGAAAAAGAAGTTGAATACGGACAAATTGATT